AGATGACTGATCTAACACCTAACGGAAGCCAAGGTCTAGAATGAACCAAGTAATTACCTTCTCAGCTGATCTCACAGCAGACTCAGCAAGTCGCACAGTATCAGGCAAGATTGTGCCTCTTAACGTTGAAGCAGGATCTACCAATATGGGCAAGGTTATCTTTGCTTCTGGATCTATTGCTATCGAAGATCCTAAGTCAATCAAGCTGCTAAGTCAGCATGACACTAAGAAGCCTCTAGGACGCATGGTCTCATTCAGCGAATCAGATAACTCAATAGATGCAGTATTCTCTGTAAGCCGCTCACAGCGCGGTACAGAAGCACTTATCTTGGCAGAAGAAGGATTGCAGTCCGGTCTTAGCATCGGTGCAGAAGTCCTTAAGTCTACGATCAAGGATGGCGTGACTTATGTATCTGCTGCTCGCTTGGTCGAAGTAAGTTTAGTAACCGAGCCAGCATTTAAGTCTGCTCAAGTCACTGATATTGCAGCAGAAGAATCTGCTGTAGAAGAAATCACCCAACCAACAGAAAGCGAGACAGCCACCGTGGAAAACACCACTCCAGCAGTCGAAGCAACACCAGTTGAAGCACCAGCGGTTGAAGCTGCTCGCCCAACTGTTTCAGCAGCATACTTCACAAAGCCACGCATTGAAGTAACAGCAGCTAAGTACGCAGAAAACACAATCCGCGCAGCACTAGGAGACGATCAAGCTCGTCAATACCTACGCGCAGCAGATGACACAACAGACAATGCAGGACTTGTCCCAACTCGTCAGTTGTCAGAAATCATCAACCCACTATCAACAACAATCCGTCCTTCAATCGATGCAATCTCACGCGGAGTATTGCCAGATGCAGGTATGACTTTCGAGATTCCAAAGATCACAGCAGTTCCAACTGTTGAAATCGAGCCAGAGAACGCAGCATTTTCAGACACAGATCAGAACGCTGCTTTCCTTTCAGTAGATGTCAAGAAGTATGCAGGACAGCAGACATTCTCTGTTGAATTGCTAGATCGTACATCTCCAGCATTCTTTGATGAGCTAGTTCGCAACATGGCAGCAGCTTACGCAAAGGCAACAAACGCAGCAGTTAATGCAGCACTTATCTCAGGTGCAACAGCAGATGCAACAACAACAGTCACATATCCAACAGCAGCAGAATTGCTAGGAATTGTTGCTCGCGGTTCAGCTTCTGTCTATGGAGCAACAGCAGGACTTGCAAACCCATTCGCTCGCAACATGGTCGTTTCAACAGGACAATGGTCTAATATCATGTCTCTAAACGATGCAGGTCGCCCAATCTACACAGCATCACAGCCAATGAACGCTGGCGGTCAAGTATCACCAACATCATTGACAGGTAATGTTGCAGGACTCAACCTATATGTTGATCCTACAAACGCTGGCGATGGCGATGGAACTATCCTAATCGTGAACCCAGATGCATACACATGGTACGAGTCACCAACATACCGCTTGCGTGCAGAATCAACAGCTAACGGATCAGTAACAGTTGGTTACTACGGATTCGGTGCAATCGCAACTAAGGTTGCAGCTGGCGCATTCAAGAACAACAAGCAGTAAAAACTCACTAAGTCACTCTGGGGAGTAGTAGCCCTCTACTCCCCAGAGTCTTAAGAAAGGATCATCATGGCACTTACAACAGTCGCAGAACTCCGTGCAACACTCGGGGTCGGTACTTTGTATCCAGATGCAACCCTTCAAGAGGTATGCGATGCAACGGATGTCGTGCTCTTGCCAATGCTTTGGCAGAACGAGATCTATAACACGCATCAAAGCATTAGCAATAATGTGGCAACTCTTTACTTTGGTCAAGACATTTCTCAAGATTTCTATGTCGGACAAAGCGTAATCATTACTAAAAACGGAAGCCCATATAACGGCACTAAGACAATTACTGCCATTGGTTCAGGCTCACTTTCATATGCTGCAACTGGAGCAGATCAAGGCGTTCACGCCATCCAGCCTTTTGGAATTGTTGCAGGTACAGTCACTGACTATGCAACTGACACAGCAGTCCAGCAAGCAGCTTTGATGATATCTGTTGAGATCTGGCAAGCGCGTACAGCCACCCTTTCAGGCAGTAACGCTGTCGATTTCCAGCCAAGCCCTTACCGAATGAGCGCACAGCTTCTCGCTAAGGTGCGAGGATTGATCGCGCACTGCTTATCACCTAACTCGATGGTGGGCTGATGCCTGTTGCCGTCACTACTCTCAGGACTACATTAGCAACGGCTTTAGTCGATAATGCTAAATGGCAGACTTTTGCATTTCCACCCTCAACAGTCCTGGCTAACTCTGTAATTGTTTCTCCAGATGATCCTTATCTGACACCTAGCAACAATCAACACATTTCAATCAGCCCAATGGCTAGTTTTAAGATCATCATGACAGTGCCACTCTTTGACAACGAGGGAAACCTGAACGGCATCGAGGACACAATCTGTGGCGTGTTCGCAAAGCTCGCTGCATCATCTTTGACCTATAATGTAAGCGCAATAAGCGCACCAAGTATTCTCAACGCTGCATCGGGAGACCTTCTCAGCTGCGAGATGTCCGTTCAAATCCTATCGAGTTGGAGCTAAACATGTCCGAGTGGGAACAAGAAAACGCTGACTTCCTGAAGAAAATCGGGCAAGTAAGCACACCAGCACCAAAGCCAGCACCTACAAAGAAAGACGAGGAATAATCTCATGGCTGTATTTCTAAATAACAAAGTCGGTGTGAAGATTAACTCCGTTGATCTTTCAGACCATGTCACATCAATTACTCTTAACCGCACATTCGATGAGCTAGAAGTTACTGCAATGGGTGACACAGCACACAAGTTCGTTAAGGGCTTGGAAGCATCATCTGTAACAATCGACTTCCTAAATGACACAGCATCTGCGAATGTATTAGCAACACTACAAGCTGCATGGGGTACAACAGTCACATGTGTATTCCTACAGGAAAAGGGAACAGCCGTTTCAGCGACTAACCCTCTATACACTGTTTCACTTCTAGTGAATAACACAACAGACATCAATGGTGCTGTTGGCGATATGTCTACACAGTCGATCACATTTACTGCTAACTCAACAGTTGCAGTAACTTCAACTGGCACATTCTAAAACTAAACTAAAGGGGCAAACTCATGGCAAAACTAAAGATAGTTCGTACAGATGGAAGCGTATTGGAAGGCGAGATTACTCCAGCAGTGGAGTACTCATTTGAGCAATACGCTAAAAAGGGCTTCCATAAGGCGTTCCGCGATGAAGAAAAGCAGAGCGATGTCTATTGGTTAGCATGGGAAGTAACACGCAGAGCAGGTGAATCTGTTAAGCCTTTCGGGATTGAGTTTATCGAGACACTTAAGAGTGTTGAGGTATTAGACTCAGACCCTTTAGCTTAAAGCGCGATCTTCCGTTCACCTACCTAATTGCTCGGTTAAGCATTAGGTTGGGAATCGCGCCACAGCAGTTATTAGATCTAGATAAAAACATGCTCGATGCATTAGTGCAAGGGCTTAAGGATGAAGCGAAAGAGGTGAGCGATGCCAGCAAGCGTAAAGGGCGCCGTTAATCTTCGAAAAGCTTTGCGTTCTTTTGCTCCTGACCTTGCCAAGGAAACCCAGAAACAAATGACTGGGGCTCTTAAGCCAATTACTAAAGCGGCTAAAGGTTATCTGCCAGATGACGGACAAGTCCTAAGCGGATGGTTAGCCCGTGAGGGTTCAGATGCTCGCTTTCCTTCTTACAATGCTCGCATAGTCAAAGGCGGGATTGGTTATAAGACTTCTCCATCTAAGCCTAATCGTAGAGGCTTTAGATCTCTTGCTCGCGTTTTCAATAAAACTGCAGCGGGTGCAATCTATGAAACTATGGGGCGTAAGACTCCAAGCAGCCGATTCGTACAGAATCAGAATGGCAAGTTTAGTGCATCAATGAAAGGCTCTGACAAGATGCAGGGTCGTGCCCTGTTTCGTGCTTATGAAGAAAACAATGGCAAAGCCAGAGATGCAGTCTTAAAAGCTATTAAAGATTCAGCAGATAAACTCAATGCAAGAGCGAGGGTGTAACTCATGTCAAACATAGTCATCGATATTGCAGCAGAGTTCACAGGTAAAAAAGGTTTCAAGCAAGCCGAAACAGCAACCGACAAACTTGGCAAGCAAGCCAAAAAACTTGCAGGTGCTTTAGGTCTGGCACTCGGTGGCCAGCAGATTCTGGCTTTTGGCAAGGCTGCAGTTAAGGCCGCAGCAGCAGACGAGAAGGCACAAAAGCAATTAGCCTTAGCTCTTAAAAATGTTGGACTTGGCAGAGATGCTGCATCTTCTGAGGAATACATCCAGAAGTTACAAAGTGAATTCGGAATTGTGGATGACAAGCTTCGTCCGGCATATCAGACACTAGCGGTAGCCACACGGGATTCTAGTGAAGCGCAAAGACTTCTTAATCTTTCGTTAGATATTTCAGCAGCAACTGGCAAGGACTTAGGTTCAGTTACAGCCGCTTTAAGTCGTGCATATTTAGGCAATAATGCCGCACTAGGTAGACTTGGTGTAGGTATCTCGAAGGCAGACCTCAAGGCTGGTAAGTTCGAGGATATTGTTGGACAACTCGAAACCACATTCGCAGGATCAGCAACTCAAGCTGCTAATACCTTTCAAGGCTCAATCGATAAACTTGGCGTGGCATCTGCCAATGTTCAAGAGATTATCGGTACAGGTTTAATCGATGCAATCAAGGCATTAGGTGATCAAGAGACTGTAGATAATTTAGCGGCACAGATGGAAAGCGTTGCTATCTATGTAGCAGATACCATCCGTGGTATCGGTGTAATGATCGGCTACATTAAGACAGCATCGGAAACAATCAACAAAATTCCTGGATTAGACAAAGTCATGGAATTGGTAATGCGAAGCAATCCGATTTTTGATGGAATTCGCATCTTAAACAAACTTGGTAATGAAGCCAGAATAGCAGCAGAACGCACAGGCGATACTGCTCAAGCTCTTGCTCACTTAGCAGAGCTTCAATCTATTTATGCTGCTCGTACTCTTAAGACCAAGACAAAACTAACGGCAGAAGAATTGAAGGCTCTGAGAGCTGCACGATTGAAGGCTGCAATCGAGAAGGCTAACCTTGCTCTTGGCAAGGGTCAAGATGTGTTCGATATGGATAAGATCCAGACGGCAGCGGCTTTGACCAATCAAGCTGAACAATTAGGCAAGGCAACTAACCAAGCGCAGCTTCTACAGATTGCCAATGATACTGCTCGCCTAAATCTCAAGCAGTCAATTTCCAATTTAGAAGATGCTATTGCTGCTAAAGATGAAGCGGCCATTGTTGCTGCAACCAAGAGACTTAACGAAGATCTAAAAATTTTTAGTGCTTTGTCTAACCAGAATGTAAAACTTGCAGACATCAAGTCAATCCTTGACAGTCTAAAGCCAAAGGATCTAGTCAATTTAACAAATTTAGATTCAGCTCTGGCAAAGATCCAAGAGATGCTCAGACTACTTGCCCAGGCTAACACGCAAGCCAAAGCATCGTTACCGACAAGCGCAACTCTAGGCTCTGGTATCCCAGCAGGAGATTACATCGCACCAATTTCCACAGCAGGTGGATCAATCGGGGCTATTCTGGAATATGCAGAAGCAGCATCAGCTCGTGCTAATGCTTTTGCTGATCTGTTAGATATGCAAAATGCTTCGGCTGTTGGATCAATGGCTTCAACTATCGATCTAGAAAGTGTTGCTCGATCATCCTTGTTACAAGGTCTGTCAGGTGGCGCAGGAGTATCTGGAGCGGTAAGCGGATCGCGCTATGCAGCACAAGCTGCTAATCAATACAACATCAGTGTCATAGCTCCAGCAAGAAATCAAGAGCAAGAGGCAAGAGACATTATTGATGTATTGCGACAGGCGGGTTATAGAGGCACAGAAACTTTAACGCTTCTATGACATGGCTTCCAGAATGGCGCATCACAGTCGGAACGACTGTCTATACCAATGTAACTGGGGTAAGTCTTACTACAGGTCGCATTGACATCGATCGCCAATGTCAAGCAGGTTATGCTCGCATGGACATCATTAATTCAACTAATGCCCTCTTTGACATCGATGTTACAGATTCCCTAACTCTAGAGCTTAAAGATAGCGGTGGCACTTATGTGCCTGTATTCGGTGGCACAGTCTCAGACTTCTCAACCTCAGTCAGAAGTCCAGAAGAAATCGGATATGTAACTCTTGGGTCAATCCTTGCAGTCGGTGCTCTGGCTAAACTGCCTAAAGCAATCTACACAGATTCTGTGGCTCATGGGTTAGATGGCGAACAGATTGAAATTATCTTGCAAGAGCTTCTAGTCAATGAGTGGGTAGAAGTAGCACCTGCCCTTCAATGGGTCAATTACGATCCGACTACCACATGGGCTAACGCTGAGAATGTGGGATTGGGTGAGATTGATACTGGTCTTTATCAAATGGACAACCTTAGCGCAGCAGATCGCAACACCCAGACTTTAGTCCAACAGATAGCAGATAGCGCACTCGGAACGCTCTACGAGGACAAGCAGGGTCGCATAGCCTATGCAGATGCGGATCATAGAAGTAACTACTTAGCAGCTAATGGCTCAACGCAGTTAGACGGCAACTACGCTTCCCCTGCCAGCGTTAAGTCAATCCTACAGATCGGCAAGATCCGTAACAGCGAGATTGTGCGCTATGGCAATGATTACGGCAGCACATACTCAGCCACAGACGATGCTTCTATCACTACCTATGGTCGCTACCAAAGAACATTCGATTCCAACATTCGCTTTCTGGCAGACATTGAGGACATCATTGAGCGCGATCTAGCCCTGCGCGCAACGCCTAGAACACAGCTCGATCAGATTACTTTCAGACTTGATAACCCTCTTATGCCAGATGCCCTTAGAAATGACCTAATTAACCTTTTCTTTGGCGAGCCAGTAGTTATTACTAACCTACCCTTCAACATGTTCGAGGGGTACTTCTCAGGCTTTGTAGAGGGCATCTCTATGAGAGCCACACCAACATTTGTTGATGCGACTATCTATGTCTCACCTACAGACTTTTCACTTATAGCCCCGACATGGGCAACAGTACTTCCAACTAACACCATCTGGAGTGGCGTAAATGGTACACTACAGTGGTCTAAAGCGATCGGAGCTCTAACCTAATGGCAACAACAACTCCTAATTTTGGTTGGCCAGTACCAACCAGTACAGACCTAGTCAAGGATGGCGCAACTGCCATCGAGGGTCTAGGCGATGCTATTGATGCTTCCCTGTTAGATCTTAAGGGTGGCACTACTGGTCAAGTCCTTGCTAAGGCATCTGGAACAGACATGGACTTCTCATGGGTTGCACAGGATGACTCTAATGCTATCCAGAATGCGATTGTCGATGCTAAAGGCGATCTCATCGCAGCTACAGCAAACGACACTCCTGCCCGCTTAGCAGTAGGTACTAATGGTCAAGTTTTAACAGCTGATTCAACTGCTGGAACTGGTCTTGCATGGGCAACACCTAGCGCAGGTGGAATGACACTTCTTAATTCAGGTGGCACAACACTTTCAGGTGCATCCACAGCTGTTTCATTTACAGCCACAGGTTACACAGGACTGAAGATAATTCTCAAGGATGTCTATGTGACGACCGATGCCGTTGCTTACTTTACGCTCAACAATGATGGCGCAAGCAATTATAGCTTTGCAATCGTTCGCGGTGCTGGATCAGTTACACGAGAAAGCAACCCATCTTTCGGTGCTTACTATTATCTATTTCAGACATTGCCTACATCGAACAGCACTTTGCTAAACGGCAATGGTCAGATTGATTTATTCTTCCCAACTGATACTGACAATGTTTCGTTTACTGTCAATACTCTTGGTGGCTCAACAGGTAACTTAACAGTCAGCAATGGTATGGGTGTTTATAACTCTGCTGCTGCTATTTCAGAAATCAAATTCTTCATAGCTTCTGGGTCTTTCTCAGGTGGCAAGGCGTTCGTTTACGGAGTGAAATAATGACATCAAAACCAATGACAAGAATCCACAATGCCGACACAGGTGAGATTATTGATCGCGAGATGACTGAGATCGAATTGGCTCAATACAATGCTCATAATGCCGCTTTGGAGGAATTAGATAAGCAAGCCGAAGCTGCGAAAGCATTAGCACAATCAAAACTTGAGGCACTTGGTTTAACAGCAGACGATCTAAAGGCTCTTGGATTGTAAGTGAAACCGAGATTATCTAAAGCTGCATCACAGTTAAGGGAGCAGATCGATGACTCGTTCCCAGATCGTGACCGCGCATCGGATGGTTGGATCGGTGATACCCGACACGCTGCTCGCAAGTCAGATCATAATCCTGATGAGCAGGGCTGGGTTCGTGCCATTGATGTGGACAAAGACTTATTCAAGGGCGGTAAGCCAGACATCATGGGAGATCTTACTGATCAGCTTCGCACCTTGTCCAAGTCAAAAGCAGACAAGCGTATTAGTTACATCATTTACGATGGACGAATCTGCTCCAGAATCCTTAACTGGAAATGGCGTAAGTACACAGGGGCTAACAAACACACTAAGCACATGCATGTTAGCTTTAAGAAAGAAGCTGACAATGATGGTGCTTTTTTTCAAGTATCTATGTTAGGTGGAGAATAATGAAGAACATGAAGAACCCTGCAATCCTTGCTGCTGGAGCATTCTTAGCTGCATGGGCATCAAGTAACTTCGACCTTGACTACCGCGCAATTCTTTGGGCTGTATTGTCCGGGGTATTCGGATACGCGAGCCCTAAGAAGTGAGCCAGACAGATTTTTTTCAGCTCTACATCGCCACATTAGTAACACTTGGTGGATTGTCAGGCTTTGTCATTACTCATTTACTAGCTGAGATTAAGCGACTGCATGCGCGTGTCGATGAGATCTATAACATACTCTTAGAGCGATAATTTAATCATGGCAAGAAAAGAGACAAGAGCCCTAGAGGAGCAAGGCTACTCAAAGCTCGATGCTTACTGCATTGGATTGCATGAGTATTACAAGTCTTTACGCAAAGCGGGATTCTCCGAGGGCATCACTTTATTCATGATTACAGATGTTCCGTCTTATCCGCGTTGGATCTTGCCTGATCCAGTCGAGCCAGAGAAGTTCGGCGATTACGAAGATGAGGATGATGACTAAACGCAGATACCTGGTGATCTCGGATCTACAGATTCCATATCATCATGAGCAAGCCGTTAAGAATCTTATCAAGTTAGTAAAGCGCGAGAAGTTCGACTTAGTTCTCAACACAGGCGATGAGCTTGACATGCAGAGCCAGTCAAAGTGGGCTAAAGGCACACATCTAGAATATGAAGGACAGCTAGATTATGATCGAAGTCTGGCTCAGAACATCCTCTGGGATCTCGGCACTACTGACATCACTCGATCCAACCACACCGATCGTCTATACCACACTCTCGTTAGAGGAGCTCCTAGTCTCATCGGACTTCCAGAGCTCGAGTATTCCCGCTTTATGGGTTTCTCCGACTTGGGGATTCGTTTTCATAAAAAGCCATTCGAGTTCCATAAAGGCTGGGTCTTAGTGCACGGAGACGAAGGATCGATGAACCCCAATGCTGGGCTTACAGCTCTTGGCTTGGCTAAGAAGTTTGGCAAGTCTGTAGTCTGTGGACACACCCACAGGGCTGGCATCAGTGCCTACACAGAAGGCTTAGGAAGCCAATACAGGACTCTTTGGGGCTTAGAGGCAGGAAATGTTATGGACAAGAAGAAAGCCTCTTATCTCAAGGCTGGCAGTGCTAATTGGCAGATGTCTGTGGCAGTCATTGAGACACACGGAGATCGAGTTAGCCCATTCTTAGTGCCAATCAACAAGGATGGATCATTCACCCTTTACGGCAAACTCTACGCTTAGAAATCGTTATCAAGTCGTTACCTAAATATGCTTGACCATGTCAGATGAGCGTGAGACTCTAAGTCTGTAAGCAACCGAGGGCGTTGCTACAGATAGGGCAAAAAAATGGCAACAATCGAGAAGATCCACAGTCACTCATGGCGCGTAGTTCGAGGACTTAGCAAAGATGGTCAAGTTCAATGGGAATGCACTTCATGTAAGGAGCGCAACTAATGAGCTTTGAGATGCCAATGATTGTGTTGCTTCTAGCAGCTAATGCTTTATGGTACTTGGTCGGTTGGGCTAAGGGTTTTAACGAAGGCAAGCGCGAGGGTCTAATCGTTGCTAAGTCATTTCAGCGAGTGACAACAGATGCGCGCTAATGAAATCTTACTCACCGCCACCGACACGATCCGTGATCGTGGGCTGTCATATGGTCACCCTGCGCATAACCTGCATTTGCAAGTGCTCTGCCGATCGCTGAAGTCTCGCAATTCTCCAGTGCTGAAGTCTGATTAACCCCTCGGCTAGTAACTGTTTCCTCAGCGTACCCTGTTGCCCATGCAACGCCATCTTCAGCATTCTTAAAAAGATAAGCCTTAACAATGTATCGACTTGCCTCGACCACTTCAAGCTCTGTTGCAATGCGAAATGATGGATGATCCTTAATAAACTTTTCAAGTCGAACCTCCACTGGTTCATAGTCGGCTAAATTAAACATAGAGTTCGTTCTCCTCTGTGGCTAGTTGCCCTGCGAGTGCGCCATAAGAGCAGAGATCGACCCAGTTGTCGATGTGTTGTGCTGATTGATTAGTCCTTGCAAGTTTAACCAAGACCATGATCCCTGCCACCTGATAGTCGTGTATCGGTGTTTGTAGGTATGCTGAGAGCAGCATTGCTGTGTGTTGCAAGTTATCCGCAGGGTGACCATATGATAGCCCACGATCACGGATCGTGTCGGTGGCGGTGAGTAGGATTTCATTAGCTCGCATGATCTGCCAACGAACGGGCTAGGCTGCGACCTTTGTGCCAGCCTTCACGCCTGCCATCTTTGTAGCCTTGCCAGTACCAGATGAAATTAGTGGTTAGAAATAAACCAATGATTCCAATGATTGGATTAAACAATCATCCACCCGAGATACACCGAAACAACGGATGTGAAATATCTTTGCACCGTCATTAACGGATAGTTCCAATAGTTGCGACTCGAATTTTAAGACAATGATCATGCGAACAACCAGTTCCGAACATGCTGACAAACGGCCTTAATACGCTCGTCTGTGATTCGCTGCCGATACTTAGCGGACATATCGCCAGAGCCCGCAGCATGGCCCATAACGTGCGATACTGCTGGAAAATCTAGGCAACCTTCGGCCACCGTTTGGAATGTCCGACGCAAATCGTAGAAGCTTCCACGGTCCAACTCGGCGGCTTCTCGTGCCTTTTGGAATGCCTTACCGATTGCGTCCTGATCGCCACGCATCCAAACTTGTCGCTGACCAGTCAGAAATAGAACTTGCTGAATCGCTTCTGAATACGGATCGCGGCGTTTCTTTAGGTAAGCATCAATCGCAGCTCTCGTTTCTGGCCACAACCAGACTTTGCGTTCAACGCCTGTTTTGCGGCGTGCGTAGTCGATCCACTCGCCGCTGTAGTCGGATAACGTCAAGTCGCCTAAATCGGTCGCACCGAACGCACCGTTGATGCCCAGCAACAAAAGCGGCTTAAAGTGGATGGAACACTTCTCAAGAATTGCCTTTATCGCGACCGGTTCTAGGTCTCGTTTGCCTGATTCTATTTTCGCTAGCCGCTGCTGTTTTACAGATGACTGATTGAACGACTTTCCAAACCTTGGCTGTGGCATCAACTCGGAATCGGCACACCATTTTAGGAAAGCCTTAATTCGTCGGATGTCGCCATCAACGGTTGTTGTGGATCGCCGCTCTACGCTTGGACCTTTCACGCCACAACGCACCGGAACCGTGCGAATAACCGGAGCGAAAAACGCCTCTTTGAAGTCGGCGTAATCGGTAGGCGACCAGTATTCCGGTTGACTGTCCTGGCCACGGATCGCAATAAGCTTTTTGATAGTCTTGGTGGCTTCGTTTAGCGACCGCTGCGTTAGGTCGGATGAAGCCACCCGCCGCTTACA